CCCCTCCGCTCCCCCGCCCCCTTCCCTGCCAAACCAGCAACCCCCCTTTGCCCTTCCGCGTTTTGGCGGGCACCTTGCGGCCACACGGCCGCTCTGGTGCTCGCAGGCTCGCACCGCCGCGGCCTCTGCAGGCTTGCAGCCCCGCTGCCCCCGTGCACCACAGTGCAACACAGTCGCACAGCCACACAACCACACAGTCGCACAACCCCGCATCCCCGCATCCGCGCATCCCCCCAGCCGGAAAACACCACACACCGCACAGCCCCAAAGCAACACACCCGCCGACTCTAACGAGGGGTCAGCGTGCTCGTTAGAGGGCTGAGTTTATCTCACGCTTACGTTATCTTTCGGGAGCGTTGGGCTTTCCTTCTTCGAGTGGAGAACCCCCCCTAATCGCATTCGCGAGGGGGGTTCTCCCTTCGTTGTTTCTTGAAGGAGGTAGCCATGTGTGAGTGTGGCAATCCGCGGGACAACGGTGTTTGCATTGTCGTGTGTGCTTATCAGCAGGCGCGATGGTCCGACGTCGTTTGACCTGTTGTGGGCGGGGCTTTCCGGTCCCGCTCACAGGAAGCGACTCATTTGATTAGGAGGTTATTGTGAGTACAGCAGTTGGTTATCGTGTTGAGGTTCGTGAGCGCACGCATGGTGAGTGTGTGCAGAAAGCCAGGTTCCAAACATTGGCTGACGCTCGTGCGTACCAGAGTATGTGTGGTACGGGTGAGGGTTATTTTGTGGTGTGCATGATTGAGTCTTCGGATGGATGGGACTTGGTTGTGCCTGACGGTTGGGAGGATGGTGCGGATGATGATTCGTTTTCGTAATGCTCTCAGGGATGTGGGTTTCCTCGTCCTGTTTTTTCTGCCGGCTTTTGTTGGCGGTCCGGTTGTGTAGTTGGTTGCGTTGAGCTTCCTTCTGCATTGGGGGGTGTGCCCTGCTTCGCTGAGGGCAACCCCCTTGTTCATTCACTGTTGATTGGAGTTGAGATGGATATGCGTTTGATTGTTGCTGGTTCTCGTAGTTTCAGTGACTATGACTTGTTGAATCGTGAGGTGCATGCGCTTGTTGATGCGTTTGCGTTCGGAGACAACACTCTGTCTATTGTGTCTGGCACTGCTCGTGGTGCTGATGCTTTGGGTGAGCGTTGGGCTCGTGAGTTTGGTGTTCCGGTTCATCGGTTTCCCGCTGACTGGAGTAGGTATGGTCGGCGTGCGGGCTATCTTCGCAATATGGAGATGGCTGAGTTCGCTACGGATGCACTGATTTTTTGGGATGGTGTGTCCCCTGGTTCGAGGCACATGATTGCGATTTGTGCTGAATTTGGTTTGCCCCATCGGGTTGTCAGGTACGTTCCTGAGGGGGCTCCAGTTGTGTAGTTGGTTGCGTTGAGCTTCTTTCTGCACTGCAGGGGGGTGTGCCCCACCTTCGGTGAGGGCAACCCCCTTGTTCACAATTGAATAGAAATGAATGTATTCACTGAGATGACTATAGGAGGTCATTATGAAGAACATCATGATAGTTGGTCACGTTAGCGGTCAGCCACTTCGGGTGGCTACTACCAAAGACGGTACGGAGGTTGCGAACTTCCGGTTTGCTGAGAAGCGTTATGCGGTGAATCGTGCGACGAATCAGATTGAGTCGTTGCCACCTAACTGGTATGACGGTGCTGTTTTTGGTGCTCAGCAGATTGAGCGCTATAAGGAGTTTCTGACTAACTCGAAGGTTGAGTTGGCTTTGTTGGGTGATTATGCTCAGGCTCCTTGGACTGATGATGCTGGTGCTCAGCGTGTTGCTAATCGTTTTACGGTTAAGCAGTTGTTTGTTGCTCCGGCTCGTGTGTCTTCGGGCCAGGTTCCGCTTGTTGAGAGCGAGCCTTCTCACTAATTGAATAGTTGCCGTGGGGCAGGGTGCGTTTTTCTCTTTCCGTGCCCTGTCTCACGGTTCCTACCTACGCATATGTTTGACGTGCGTAGGTTTTTTTGTGTCGCACGGGGGGTGCCCCTTTTAACTATGTGCCTTTGGGCGGATTGGAGTGTGTGTTATGGAGTTTGTGTTGAGTGCTGTTGCTTTAGCGTTTTTGGCTGTGTTGGTTGGTTTGTCTGCTGTGGTTTTTCGCAGTAGGGATTACTATGTTGCGCAGGTTCGTGAGTTGGAGTCTGTGCGTCAGGATTTGACTGTTGTGTGTGCTGATGTTGATTTTTTGTTTTGTCGTTTGGCTGATATTGATTCTATGTTGGATGGTCGTTCTGTTTTGGGTTCTGATGCTACTGATTTGGTGAAGGATTGGGTTTCTTCTGCTCATGTTGTGTTGGATGATGTTCAGGTGCGGTTGGATGCTATGAAGTCTCAGGTGTAAAGTTTATCGAGTTATTTTGGCTTGTGTTTGTGTGAGGCTTTTTACTATTTGGTGAGACTTTGTGCAGTAATGGGGTTATATATATTTTATGACCTTAAATAACGTCTTATTCTTTACACTCTTTACACCTTGGCTGTTTTACTGGCTTGTATTGCGCTAAGGTGTAAAGGTGTAAAGTTTATCGAGCTATTTTGGAGGTGTGTATGCATCGGATGGAACGTCAAAGTGTAAAGACTGTTGACGGTGATAAGTTGGTTATGTTTTGTACGCATTGCGATGATTTTGTGGAGTTCTATTCGCACAATAATAAGGTTCGTTGCGCTAATGCGTTGAAGTCTTATTACCGTAAATCATCGGATGAGTCGTTTGATGAGCGAACTATGGCGGAGGAGGCTGATGTTCCTACTGTTTTGGCTACTAATACGTTAGTTGCTAAGTATGAGCATGACCAGGCTGGTCATTGTGCGTTGTGTGAAACGTATGTGCGTTTGTCGCGTGATGGTACGCGTAAGAATTTGTTTCTTGTACCTATCACACCAGAGTCCTATGTTCCTGGTTTGTTTTGTTGGGATTGTAGGACGTATTTGTTGAACCGTTTGAGTGGTGCTTTCGATTCGAAAGCCCTCACTCTGTTAAGTATGTCCCCTGTTAGTACCTTAGGATAGAAGGAGTTTCTTATGCCTGCAAAGAAAGTTACGAGGACCGTTGAGACTAATACTCGTGCGGATAATATTTTGACAATGTTTGATGAGATTGCTAATGATGTGTTGGCTAGCGTTACGGCTAAGGTTGACCGTCGTGTTGCTGCAAAGGTGAAAGATTTAGAGGACCGGATTGAGGCTGCAAGGCCGGTGCAACTATTTGTTGGCGCTGACCCTGTTGGTGCGCCGTCTGATAAATTGCATCACCAGCACTTCACGTTGCTGTTGCAAACGTTGTCCACCAATCAGCCTGCTATGTTGGTGGGTCCGGCTGGTACTGGTAAGTCTTTTGCTGCTCAGTCTGCTGCTGAGTTGATGGAGTTACCGTTTTATGCAATGTCGGTTGGTGCGCAAACATCTAAGTCTGATTTGATTGGTTACATGGATGCTAATGGTCGTTATGTGAAGACCAGTTTCCGTGACGCGTATGAGTCGGGTGGATTGTTTTTGTTAGATGAGATTGATGCTGGCAACAGCAATGTTCTTATTCAACTCAACGCTGCGCTTGCTAACGGTTACATGTCGTTCCCTGATGGGATGATAACTAAACATGACAGTTTTCGTGTTGTTGCTACAGCTAACACGTTTGGTCTTGGTGCTAACCGTCAGTATGTTGGTCGCAACCAGTTGGATGCGGCAACGTTGGATAGGTTTGTGGTGATTACATGGCCTATTGATGATGCTGTTGAGCAGCAGATGGCTGTTGGCCCGTATGGTGCTGACTGGTACAAAATTGTGCGTATGGTGCGTGACCATGTTGACACGAACGATATGCGTATTGTGGTGTCTCCTCGTGCTACTGCTCGTGGTTCTGTCATGTTAGCGGCTAACGTTGACTTCAATCAAGTGTTGCATGCTTGTTTGTTGTCGCAGTTCACAGGCACTGTGTTGGAGGAGTTGCATGCTTCTTCGCATGCGTTGTGGCTTGAGTTGCGTAAACGTTCTGATTCTTCTGAACGGCTCGTGGAATCTGGTTGGCAGGAGTTGGTACGCAATATGAGTGTTGATACTGCGTATGAGTTCTGTTTTGGTACACCACCGAAACCTGTTGATGAGGATACGTTGTTGAAAGCTGCGGTTGTGGTTAAGTCCGCTGATGATTGGGCTCGGCTACAGTTTTTGACGTTGATGACTCGTGATGATATTAATTGGTCGCATGAGCGTTGGCAGCTTCGTGCTGCGGTGTATCACGAGATTAAGAACTCCCGTTGGGATTTCCGGGAAGCACTTTTTGCTAATGAGCAGAATGCTGATTCTCCGTTTGTTCCTGCGGGTCATAAAGATAATGGTGGCACTGCAACATCTGATTGACGTAATTGCTCGTCGCAATCGCAGCACGGTTTACCCTATTGGCTGGATTAGCAAGACATTACGGGTCACCACTCCTTTGTGGCTGTGTGGCTGAATTTTTGGTGTTGTTGTTGCATAAACATATTCGTGTTGGGTGGCTGTAAGCTCCGATTCGGCAATAGTGAGCGGGGTGACAGGCTCGCATGGCTTCTATCCCTTTATGGCTTAGGTCGCTGTGTGTGGTGATGTCCAGTGCAAGAGTGAGCAAATATCGTCTCACAGTCACCCAACATGTCACTTCCGTTGTTTACTTTATTAAGAAAGGTTTGTTATGTTACCTCGTGTTTTTGATTTGACGGCTGCTAAGAGTGGCCGTGGGTGGACTGTGGGCGTATTGCCTGATGCGCACCCAACATTCAGGTATTTACGGGCCAACGTGTTGTGTGGTTTTTTTGCTGATATTGGTTCTGTGTTTACTGCTGTCAATAATTTGAAATATAAACCGCGCAGAGCTGAGTCTTCAAATTCTGGTGGTGATTTTTATTCGACACGTTCGTTGGAGGATGCTATTTATTTGTTTACTGAACGTGCGCACACTATTCGTAGTTTTGATGCGGATGAGCGTATGTTGACGGCTGAGGATAATATTGGTTCTTCTGTTTATTATGATGTTCAGGGTGATTTTTTAGATGTTGGTAGATATCTTGAGGGTTCTCCTGAAGTGTTTGGTGTGATGCATGCTGGTAATCCTGCGTCGTTGTATGTGACTATTTTGTTTAACATTAATGTTGTTTCTAGTGTTGGGCCTGAGGCTATTAATCATAAGCAGCAGGAGTTGTTACGCCTGGTGGATTGGTTGGAGTCTCGGCAAGTACGTTGTAAGATTCGTGCGTTTGCTTCGACTCAGTGTTGTCATGTTGACATTGTGTTGAAGGATTATGGTGACCCTGTTGATTTGAATTCGGTTGCCATTGTGTCGCATTCGGATTTTTTGCGACGTATTTTGTTTTTGTATGATGAGCAGTCACAGACTTGGGAGCATGGTTATGGTTCGCCGACTAATTTCTCTCAGGTCATGGTAAACAAATATGAGCCTGTGCCTGAGGATGGATTGACTGTTTATATTGATGACCAGTCTATAAATGATAAAGAACAGATTACCCGCAATTTTGATAATTGTAAGAAAAAGATTGCTGATGTTATTAGTTCCCCCGAGAAGCGCGATTTTACTCGTGCTTATATGGTTCAACTGTAGGAGGTTGTTATGGAAAAGCCTAGTTTCGAAGATTACATGATGGATGACAATAAAACGTTGTCTGATTATTTGCATGATTTTATGACGTATCTTGCTGAGCAGGGTAATGATAAAGCTGCAAAGTTTGATATGTCTCGTTTTAACCATCTGACGGCTACTGGTGCTGGCAATATGCAGGAGTGGTTGGATGAGCATGGTAATGGTGAGTTGATGCAGGAGTTGATGACTGAGTTTCCTGAGATTATGGCGTCGGTTCTTGAGGAGCAGCAGGATGATTTCACGAAGGAGCTTCAGGTGTTGACGCGTTTGCGTCATCGCAGCATGGTTGATTCGTTTAATTCTCGTGTCATGTTGGGTGCTGCTTTGCGTGATGCTCCGACGTCTCGTGCGTTGATGCAGTCCAAGGTTGAGCGTAGTTTGCAGGTTGCTATTTATCAGGCTATGCAGAATGATGAGCCCCGCCTGCTGGACGCGTTTATTCAGCATACGCGTGAGAGTTTGCTGAAAATGGATGAGGAGTTTGGTGACAATCTTCCTCGGCATGTTCAAATGCTCAAAGCGTATGTTCGGTCTGCGTCTACGCTTCGTAAGATTCTGGAGTTGTCTCCGGAGGATTTTGTGAAGTTGCATAATGCGTTGATTGACCAGTTGTGTGAGGATTTGTCTGAGGAGCCTACTGATGATAATCCTGGTATTCATGTGTTGTATCGTCATTATTTGACTGTTGATGATGAGGTGCCTGCTGTTCCTGGTTTGGCTGTGACGTTTCTTGATTTGAAGCGTGGTGCGGTTATTCCTATGGGTTTGGTGTATCACGATTTGTTGCAGTCTGATTTTGATGATGAGTTCAACAATTTGTTGCATGAGGATTCTTACAAGGAGTTGGTGATGAATCAGACGATGGAGTATCTGAACCAGCATCGTGAGTCTGTTATGGAGCATTTCAAGGCTCAAAGGTTGACAAGTAATGAGGATGGTGAGTTGTGGGCTGGGCATGTCACTGTTGAGCCTATGAGTCAGGTGCCGTCTGCGTCGTTGCTTAACCGTAAGTTGCGCGAGTTGTCGCGTAATAATTCTGTTGATATTAGTGAGAATGATATTGATTCGTTTATCGCTGATGTGTTGAAAATTGAGGAGGAGGATTCGAATGACAACGGATAATATTTTGTATGATTTGGCCAATGGTGCTACGACTGCGTCGCTGACTGGAGCTGACCATCTTCGGATTGCTGGTTATATTCCGGTTGACCCTAGTGCGGTGACGGCTGGTATGAGCGATTTGATGATTGTTCAGCATCAGCCTGGTATGTCGATTTCGTATTGGTTGTCTACTGTTGCGTCGTGGGTTTATGCACCGCAGGATGATGGTCTGATGCAGTGGCGGGTTACAAGCCATCCAGGTTTGATGACGTTGATGACTGCTTTGGCTCCGACGCAGATTTATCAGGTTGTGCGTTGGTTGAAAATGGAGAATGTTAACAAAAAGTGGATTGAGGACCATGCCGACCATGTTGCTTTGCGTTTCCCTGAGACGCAGACTGCGTTTGTTCAAGCTAATTACCGTTGGATGGAGTACTACGATATGGGGGATATTCAGTCGGTTGAGTTTTATACGTCTGACCCTATTCGTGGTACGTCGTTCCAACCTGTGACGACTGCTATGGCTGCTGAGTCGCATTTGCCGCCTATTCCGGGCCAGTCTGGTTCGGGACATAATGGAAATGCTTCTGGTTATGTTCCGTCGGATACTAGGATAAATACTGTTGCGAGTTCTACGTTTTGGGGTTCGCACGATAATGAGAAGGAGGTTGCTAATGTTTGACAATATAAATGATGGTGAGGCTATCGGTAGCATTCGTTTTGATATTACAAAAAATGCTTCTAACCCGTATCCGGTTGATATTCGGATGGAGACGGAGTTGGGTTGGCAGACGTTCGTGATTGCTGTAATTAACGGTTTGACGACTGCTACTGAGCAGGTGACTCAACAGTTTCTTTCTGATGCTTTGAAGGATGAGGATGTGCCGGATGAGTGGTTAGAGTCCGCTGTGCCTGTTGTGTCTCAGTATTTGTTGGATGAAATTCATGAGGCTGCTGATAGTTTGTCAACTCGTATGCAATGGTTTCATGCAAATACTGATGGTTTGACGTTTGAAGCATTAAACGATTTTATGGATGGAATTATTGCGTTGCGTGACGCTAATGAGGCTGCTGAGCCCGATAGTGGGGAGCATGAGGATGGCTGATGTGACTCTTGATGAGTTGTTGGATGGGCGTGATAAGTTGCTTACGTCGTCTGAGGTTGCGGATATTTTGAATGTAAATCAGAATACTTTGTATTTGTGGCGTCAGTCACCGGAGGTTTGTTCGGTGTTGCCGTTTCAGCGTTTTATTGCGCCTGGTCAGGTTCGCGGTATGATTCGTTATCGTCAGTCCGATGTTGAGCGGTTTATTTCGGCTGCTGCGTCGCGTGGACGTCAGGATGCTGAGGCTTCTGCTGCAGCGTTGTCGTCTTTTGATGATGTGCCGTCTGGTGCTCCTCAGCCTCGTACAGTTGACCCTGAGGTTCTTCATGATTTTGAGGAGGCTTTGGAGGCTGCGTCGGATGATGATGCTTCGAATGCTGCGTTGTTGCGGGATTTGTTGAACAATTTGTCTGATGACGGCTGATGCTCAGTTGAAGCAATACATGGTGAGGGGGGGCTTCGCTTTGCGCGAGGTCCCCTCATCGGGGGCTTTTTCTTACTATTTTGCTCGTCAGTTTGCGTTACCGCATACTGAGTCGGCGGGTCATATTGTTGTGCGTGTTGGTCGGTCGTCTACGACACCTGGCTCGTATGTGTTTGATACGTCGTTGTTGTGGAATGGTGAGATGTTGCCTGCTGATATGCAGGTTCAACCTTTTGTTGGTTCTGTGTATGATTTTTTGAATACTCGTGCTTCTATTTTTGGCACGTTGATTGAGGTCCATGACTTCAGAATGGAGGTAAGTGATGAATTTACGGGAAATGATTGATATGGCTAAGGAGCAGGCTGCTGCGTTGGATGCGCAGGCACCTCCTGTCCCTCAGATGGATGGTTCTGAGCGTGCTATTAAGCGTAAGAAACCGTCGGCTACGTCGGAGCGTGAACCGATTGATGAGTCTAATATTGTGTTGGCTTCTGATGGTGAGTTGGCTGCGACGTTGATTGCTCAGTTGACTGAGTTGCGTGCTCAGCAGCGTTTGTTGGCTGACCGTGATGCGGCTATTAAGTCTGTGTTGCAGGAGTTGGTTGGTGAGTTGGAGTATTTGCGTGTTGTTGAGGGTGATGCTCCTGTTGTTTCGATGAAGCATGAGTCGTCGGTGCGTTTGGTGACGGCTCGTGTGCGTGAGCAGTTCCCGCCTGAGGAGTATCCGGATTTGTATGCTCAGGTTGTTTCGCGCCCTTTGCGTTTGTTGTCGTGACGTTAGTTGACATGTTGCGCCCTTATCAGGCTGAGGCGGCTGAGCGTATTGCGTCTGCTGGTGCGATGCTTTTGGCCGACCAGCCTGGTTTGGGTAAAACGTTTACGTCTTTGGGTTCTTTGTATGTGGCGGATAGGTTGCGTCCGGGTACTGCAACGTTGATTGCTGCGCCTCTTATCACATGTGATACGGCGTGGTTGCCTACTATTCAGTCGTATATGCCTGAGGTCTGTGTTGTTGATGCTTTTTCGGGTTCGCGTGCTGCTCGTAGTAAACGTGTTGAGGAGAATCGTTGTGATGATAAGCATATGATTATTGTGACTAATCATGATTCGTTGGGTATTAGTCGTGGTTTGGATGAGTTTGTTCCTGCTATTCATGCGATGGCGTATTCGGCTATTTTTATTGATGAGTCGCATATGGTCCTGCCGATGGATTATGATTCGCCTGCTGATGCTACGCAGTTTTGGCGTGGTTTGTTTAAGTTGTCGGATGATTGTCCTGATGCGTTGCGTTTGGCTATTTCGGGTACGCCTGACCGTGGTAAGTTGCATTACCGGTTTGGTACGTGGCGGTTTTTGTATCCTCAGTTTTTTGGTAGGGTTGTTCAGTCTTATCAGGATTGGTTGCAAGCAAATTTTTATACGTATGACATTACGGTGCCGGTGTCTCGTCGTGATGGTTCACGGTTTGATGCCACGGTGCAGAAGATTGGTCATATGTTGAATGCTGGGCGTTGGCATTTTTATGATGCTCAGAGTGTTGTTCGTCGTACTAAGTCTGAGGTTGCTACTGAGTTACCGCCTAAACGTTATTTGGATATTGATGTGCCGCACCCGTCGGCCTTGGCTAAGGCGTATGTTGAGTATCGTGATAAGTTTATGACTAATGATGATGGTTCAAAGGGTAATGCGTTGGTGTATTCGTTGCGTGCTCAGCAGTTTGCGTCGTGTGAGTATCATGTGGTGCAGCGTGATGGTGAGGACTTTACTGTGCCTAAGCCTGGTGGTGTTTCGGCTAAACGAGATTGGTTGATTGAGTGGTTGTCGTCACGTAATTTGGGTGTTAATCCTAGTGAGCCGCCGAGTGGACAGGTTGTTGTGTCTTCTCAGTTTTCTCAGGTTCTGTATTGGTTAAAGGATGAGTTGGCTGAGGCTGGTTTTGTGTGTGAGGTGATTGATGGTTCGTTGCCTCAGCATAAGCGTTCTGCTTTGCAGCGTGCTTTTCAGGCTGGTGAGTTTCGTATTACGTTATTGTCGTCGGGGCTTGGTGTTGGTATTGATTTGGATGCTGCGGATGATTTGATTTTCTTTGATGTTCCTCGGTCTCCTGATGTTCAGGAGCAGGTTGAGGATAGGATTCATAGGATTTCGCGTGTGCATCAGGTGACGATTTGGCGTTTGCGTTCGCGTGGAACGATTGATGTTCTGATTTCTGCTACAAATGATGCTACGTTTCATTCGACACGCGCATTGCTTGATGGTGTTCGCGCTGTTGAGTTCGATAGGAATATAGTTCATAGATTGGAGGCATCATGATTGTTACTGCTGAATCAATTCTCGAGACGATTGAGAGTTGTTCTATTACTGAGCGCGGGCTTCAGACGTCGATTGGTATTTCTGAGGTTGGTATGGCGTGTCAGCGTTGTGTGATTCGTAAGTTGGCTGAGGTGCCTAAGACTCAGATGGTTGGGTCTTGGCGTGCGCAGTTGGGTACGTATGTGCATGCTGGTTTGGAAACTGATTTGTCTCAGAAGTTTGCTCCTGAGGATGCAATTTTTGAGCAGCGCCTTTGGGTTCATGAGTACAAGTCGTTGGAGTTGGCTGGTAGTTGTGACGCGTTTTTCCCTAACGAGGGTGCGGGTTTTGTCGTTGACTGGAAAGTTGTTGGCGATGATACTTTGGATTTGGTTCGTAAGGGGAAAGTTAAACAACAGTATGTTGTTCAGGGTCATTTGTATGGTCTTGGTTGGCATCAGCTTGGTTATTCTGTGAGCCAGGTTGGTATCATGTTTTTGCCTGCTAATAAGGGTAACCTTTCGCGTGATGCGGTCCCGCATGTGTTTGATTGGGATGTGCAGGTTGCGGCTTCTGCTTTAGCTAAGTTGGAGGCTTATATAGACTCGGCCGAAGATATCGGTTGGGAGGAGTTGATGCGTCAGCATCCGCCTTTGGCTGGATGTTTGTCGTGTAGCTCTTATGAGGCTGCGGACAATCCCGTCCGTGACCTTTTGTTGAGATGAAGAAATGAGGAATCTTATGGGATTCAATGATGCAAATATGCTGTTAAGTGGTCCGAAGCAACCGATTGCTCGCTTTGACAATGTTGGTGATTCCATCACTGGCACGTTGATTGATGCTGAGGTTGCTCCGATTACCGCTCCTACTGGGGAGATTCAGACTGACAAGTCTGGTAACCCTAAGCAGCAGATTATTTATACTCTGCAGACTGAGGAGCGTGACCCTGAGATTGAGGATGATGATGGTCAGCGTCGTGTTTTCGCGAAGTGGGCTATTCAGCGAGCAATCTCTAACTGTTTGGCTGACATGGGTTTGGCTCGTGTTGGTTTGCAGGAGGGTGGCACTTTGACGATAACGCATAGTGGCACTCAGCCCGCGTCGCAGCGCGGTTACAATGACATCAAGCTGTATGACGCTTCGTATGTCGCTCCTCCGGCTAGGTCTTTGCCTACGGAGGTTGGCTCGGCAAAAAAAGCAAGTAGCGGGGAGTTTGATTCGGATGCGCACCGTATGGCGTTTGCACTCCGTAAGAACAATCCGCAGACTCCGCTTGACGTGATTGCTGCAGCTACTAACTTGTCAATGGATGAGTTAGAGGATATGTTCGGTTTTTAATCGAACAGGTGGGGGGCGTAAGCCCCCCGCCACTACCTAGGAGGGTTTATGTTACCTGTTTATGATTGGTCGGATACTTCGACTCCTATCCGTGACATGTTTGTGGCGATGAACTGTCAACTGGATGAGCATGTTTCTGTTTCGTATTTCAATGAGTCCGGTGTATGGAATACACGCCACACGAAGCTTAAGTATGCGGATTCTTTTGCGCAGATGCTTGAGGACGATTCAAGCAATGTGTATGTGATGGTTAATGAGGTGTCTGCTGGTCCTGCTGTTGGGCGTGGTGATGTTTCTCAGATTACGCGTGTGCGTGCTCTGTGGGCGGATTTGGATTTCAAGGATTCGGGTTTGCGGGATGAGATAGCTGCGTCTCAGGTTATTGATTTGTTGTCGGGGATGCTGAATGCGTCACCTACCTTTGTGGTGTTTTCGGGTTATGGTTTGCAACCGTATTGGGTGTTGGATGACGGTAATGTGACTGACAATAATCGTGGTTATATGAAGTCTTTGATTAAACGTTGGGGTCAGTTGGTGCAGCGTGTGGCAAGTATTGAGGGTGGTTATGTTGACCCTGTGTATGATTTGCCCAGGGTTTTGCGTGCGCCTGGGACTTTTAATCACAAGGTTAAGGACAGTCCTGTTGCTACTCGGATTAGTTTTTTGGATGGTTCGTCTCCGTTGACGGTTGACCAGATTGAGGAGGTTTTGGTTTCGTATGGTTTTATACATGAGGAGACTCCGGTTGATGAGTTTGTTGTGGTGTCAAATCCGGATACGTGGGAGCCTGCTCAGCATGATTGTGCGTGGGCTTTGGCTGTTGTTGATGAGATTTCTCAGGGTGACCCGCCAGCGCGTCACCCCTGGATGGTAGGTAAGGCTACAAAAATTGAGGCGGCGGCTCGGTATGGTTGTGTGACGGAGGCTACTTATGAACAACTTGTTTTACTTTTGCGCGATAAGTTTGAGGCGTTGTTATCAGTTGGTGATAATCCTCGACCAACTACTCATAATGAGGTCGCGTCGACGCTCACCTGGGCCCGTGTGCTCGTCGCGAGTATGGATGAGGTTAGGTTGGCGCAAGCAGTTGATTATCACACTCATCGGTTGGGAGTCTTGGATTCTGTGCCGAACCTCCCAAAAGAATCGCCCAGCGGCGTAAGCACTTCACTACCAGGTGATGCGTCGCTGGGCGCGCTTGCGCAAACTCAAACAATTGTTGCCCAGATTGCTATACAGGAGCAGTCTTTTGCGTTCACTGATTCGGCTAATGCGTCTCGTCTAGCCGCGAATATCAGTGGGCGTTTTTTGTTTGTGCCCAACATTGGTTGGCATAAATGGGAAAATCATCGGTGGGTTTTGGATGAGACTAAACAGATTTTGCAGGAGGCGATTGATTCTGCTTATCGGTTTGCTGAGACTAATCCTTCTGAGACGACGATTAAGTGGGTTAAGCGTTCGTTGCAGAATGGCGCACTTAAGTCTGCGATTGAGATTGCTGAGACTACTCGGGACTTAGTGTGTCAGGCTCGTTTTTTGGATAGTGTCCCGCTCGAACTATGTACACCGGATGGAGTCATTAACTTGGGTAAGGGCGAGTTGAGGGAGGGTGACCCGTATAAGGATAGGCACACTAAACAAACACAAGTGTCTCCGCGAGAAATTCCTGTGCCGAAGTGGGAAGAATTTTTACGGGACGTCATTGTTGACGAGGAGCGTATTCACTATATTCAAGAGTTATTTGGTTTAGCTTTAATTGGTGAGACTTTGCATCATGTGCTGCCGTTGTTGGTGGGTACTGGCGCGAATGGTAAGTCCACAATTTTGGAGGTTGCGTCTGGCCTTTTGGGTGATTATGTGACGCAAATGCCGGAAAACTTTTTGTTGGATAAGGGTTTCCAGGAGCATTCGACTGAGATTGCCCGTTTGCGGGGTGTGCGTTTAGCGATTGGTTCTGAGACCCGCCCGGATGGAAAGTTCAATGAGTCGCGTGTGAAAATGTTGACTGGTGGTGACACGATTAGCGCACGACTGATTGGTAAAAACTTTTTTGATTTCAAACCTAGCCATACTCTAATTTTGGCTATGAACCATTTGCCGAAGGTGTCTGCTGGTGGTGACGGTTTTTGGCGTCGTGTCCGGAAAATCAATTTTGATGTCACTATCCCACCGGAGAAACAAAACAAACATTTGGCACAAATGTTGATTGATGAGGAAGGTCCCGGTATTTTGCAGTGGATGTTGCAGGGTGCGCAACGCGTGTATGAGTCTGGTTCGTTAAATGAGCCAGAAAGTGTGCGTATGGCAACACAGGAGTACCAGTTGGAGGAGGACAACATTGCGCAGTATGTGACGGACAGAACGTTTGTTAACGCGCATATGTCTTATTCGGCTCAAGAAATATACAATAACTACAAGATGTGGTGTCAGCAAGAGTCCGAGACCCCAATATCTAGGACACAGTTGTTGCGGGAGTTGACTCACCGGCTCCCATTGGTAAAGGAAAAAGGCAGACGCGGTGTGAGGTACACCGGTGTTGGATTGTATGAGGAATGATAATGCTTGACGATGATGACATGTTCTTCCTTGGGGGGGAACTTAACGATGTTGAAGTGAGCCTTGATGCGGTGTGTCAGGGTTGCCGCCGCGGGTTCCATGACGAGTGTGACGAGTTCTGGGTTCGCGTCAACGAAGAGGGTAACAATTTCGAATGGGTGTCGTGTTGCTGCGGAGGCAATTTTGACCTGTACGAACAGTTACGGAAAGAAGCTAAAGGCTCCGCCGGGTCGAACTATGTGGGGACCCCAGTGGTTGAAGAGATTGAAACTTATATAAACGATTATATGGGGGTTAAATCGCCTGATGAGTATGCTGACCCGCTTTCTTCTGGCCGCAAGATGGCGGCAAAGGTTGCGCCTATAAAACCTGGCATGGTGTGTGAGTGGGCGTGGCTGGCCCAGGCTGGTGGTGGTGTGGTACCCATTTTGGGTTGCCCTGGCCGTCCAGCGTCCGACAGGCATCACGGTCCGGACAAAAACACGTTAAATAACGAGTTAGGCATCAACCTGCACAGAATATGTGATTGGTGTCATAATCAGTGGCACGCTAAAAACGATGACGCTTACGGTCCTCGGCCCACAAACGAAGACGGCAGTGTTGACGCTTCGGTACCGTTTTTACCGGACGGGGAGTACAAAGAACACGACCCCGTCACTAGGGCACCAGATAAAGACATTTATGCTGAAGATGGGGTAAGACGGGACGAGGCTAGGAAACATGGGGCCGACGTTTAAGCCGGGTCCCTTTCGTAAGTTCCTGCTATGTGAAAGTTGTCTGCGGTCGCCAAGTTGAGGGGTGTGCCTTCTTCGAACTCAACATCTTGGACGGCGCTAGCCACTTTGTCAGACCAGAACAGGTACATGGTTGTTTCGCCTTCAGCCACGTGACCGGTGATATGGTATTGGTCCCCTGTTGAGGCGTCGTGGAGGCAACCGTCACGGAAAACGTAAGGGTGTTCTGCAGCGTACGGTAACTCCAATGTGTATTGACCGGTACCGAAACTGGTGATGTTGTCAAAATCAACCATGTAGGCGAAGTGCACTAAATTACCTATCCTGGTGTAGCTTCCAGAAAACACGTCCCCAGCGTCACCGGTGAAAGTGGGTTGGGTTCCTGTTGTGCCACCTTCCGGGGTGATGTGCACAGACTTTTCAATATCTAAAATTTCTTCAATAGTGTGGGTGTGGTCGCCTGGTGCCGCATCCCACGAGTTCGTCCCCAGTTGGTGATGCAAATCTGTGGGGCGACGGTATGATGCTTGAGCATGAAACCAGTCCAAGTACCTACCAGCGGGAGGTGGCTCTGGTGTGCTTTCCGCTGTACCGCGACGAAAATCGTCAATTTGTTTCAGTTGCGCGGCACGCGTTTCACTATTTTCGTCTATTGCCACTGTATCCTCGTGTAGGGTTGCGTTATGGTAAAAATCTTAGGAATAGACCCGTCACTTACAGCAACCGGTATCGCCATTGTATCAAAATCGGGCGACAGGCCGCCGTTGTGGCATGACATGCATATTATTACCACAAAAGACCGTGGGCACCCTCGTATGAATTATATTCAAACGGAGATTTGGCGGACACTATCTGCATTGAAAAATGGTGACATTATTGCGATGGAGGGTCCAAGTTTTGGCAGCAAGGGCGGGAAGTCGCATGAGCTTGCTGGTGGTTGGTGGATGGTGAAGCACGCAATTTACACGTGGTTGAAAGATGAGGGTGTGGAGTTGAAGGGCGTTTATATTATTCCGCCACGGTCGAGAGCGAAATATGCGACCGGTAACGGTAACGCAAAAAAAGAGGCGGTGATGGAAAGCGTTCAGTTGCAAACCAAAATTAATGTGTCGGACCACAACATTGCTGACGCCATGGTGCTTGCTACAATGGGGGCACGGTTAGGTGGTGCCGCTGTTGATGTTATCCCCCCTGAAGAAATGCATCGCGTCACTCCTTTGGTCAGCGTAAAGAATCAGTTGGAAAATGGGTTACAGAGCTTCTAGAGCATCTACCGCCAAAAACGAGGCCGTGGATTTCGCTGGGCTGGTCCAGGATATTGAGGAGCAGTTGCGGGTTCAGGCCCGCCAACCGAACGTTTACGCATACAAACCACACGAGAAACAGGAAGAGTTTCACCGGTTGCAAAATTTGAACCGTTTGTTCGTGGCCGGTAACCGTTCAGGTAAAAGTGTTGCATCCGTGGTTGAGGGGGTCTGGTATCTGACCAAGTCTCACCCTTACCGCCCAAACTTTGAGGGGCAGGTGCGTGGGCGTGTCGTATGTGTGGACTTTTTGAACGGTGTGGACAAAATTATTCTCCCACTTTACAAACAATATATGCCGAAAGATTTTCTGATTGATGGTTCCTGGGAGAGAAGTTATTCGGCGCAGCAGCACACGTTGACGTTAAAGGATGGTTCTTTTGTGGAGTTTATGTCCCAGGACCAGGATTTAGATAAGTTCGCTGGAACTTCTCGGCATTTTGTTCATTTCGATGAGGAGTGCCCGAAAGTAATTTTTGATGAGTGTCAGATGCGTTTGTTGGACACTAACGGTTGTTGGTGGATTAGTGAAACACCTGTTGCGGGTATGGAATGGATTTATGACGACCTGTACCAACCATATTTTGAGGCGTTGGAGAAGAAAGAAAAACCGGCTATCGGTTTGGTGCAAATGTCCACATCGGAAAACCCGTATCTTCCCAAAGAAGCCATTGAACGTATTTTTGGGATGATGGACCAAGAAAACAAAGCGGTTCGTTTTGGTGGAGAGTATCTGGCTATCTCTGGTGCGTTGTACAAAGACTTTAAAGAAATAACGCATGCGAATCAAACTTTCGCTGAGTTCGGTTTCGACCCTCAACATATGCGTATTTATTTGACGGGGGACCATGGAATCAACAACCCTACCGCCTGGTTGTGGGTTGCGGCAGACATTAAAGGCGGCCTTACAGTAATAAGGGAGTACTACCAAGCTAATGCGACAGTTGCTGACCATGCCCAAGCCATTAAAGAAATTAATGCGGAGTTAGATTGCGTACCGTACATGGTGACCGGGGACCCGGCGATGAAACAGCGAAGCGGAATCACGGGCGAAAGCATTATCAGCGAGTATGCGAAACACGAAATCTACATCAACGTGGACGGGATACCCCGGCAAAAAGAAGTCGGAATCAACAAGATAATGCAGTACCTAAAAATGAACCCCAAGACGGGTAAACCTTTTCTCACAATATTGCAGGAATGCCATAATACTATCCGGGAGTTGAAGGGCGCGAAACAGAACCGTTTTGTTAACAAAAAGGTTGCTGCCATGAAAAACCAGCCAGAGGGTGCGCGTGAAAAAGACGACCACACTACTGATGCGTTGCGTTATCTGATGACTTTTATGCCGGATTTGACCCCGCAGGATTATGCTGGCGAAAGCGACGACAAGGTTGAGTATGCGGCAGCGTTGCTGGATGTGAGCCATCAGTGGCGGACAGCGTTGGAGCGGAGAAACTCTCGAGCGTTGAACCTGAATTCTTGGTCACCAAGTTCGAGTGGGACAAGTTACGACTTCACCGGCATAGAGTAACCTTTTGGTGTATCATTGTTCTCATCTAATCAAGGAGAAATATGCCTAGTAGTAAAACACGTTTCGTCGACATGATGACGATTTTCCCCCAAAGCTGCATTCTTACCGGAATCGGCAACGCCAAGGGTCAAGATAAAGCTTTAGACCTCGGATTCTCCATCCCCGACTACGGACAAGTGTACGTAAGCGCTCGAGGTATGGCGTGGCTTGCTCGACAGTTCGAATACATCAGCAAAGAAGAAGCTGAAGAACAGTTAGAAGAAATCCACGCTGAACTTAAAACAGCAAAAAAGCGCATACAGGAACTACAAAACGCGCTTTCACACGTCCCGGAAACAATCGAAGGAGTTATCAATGGAATCAAACATCTTTCTGACAACGCTATCAATGAGCTTGCTGGCGTTACTAGCTCTGGCAACGCTGGCTCTGACACTGTGGATAGTGAAAACTGAACCCAAAAGAACGCAACTGTTAACAGAACAGTTAAGCAACCAGTTAGAAGAAACAGTTCGGTTGCTGGCAAGTAAGGATGCCCTAACCTACAGTGAGCTTGAGTTCAGTAAAGCCCGTACAGCACAAATGGCTGACTACGAACGAAATGCGCGATATTATAGTGGAGACACGTATGCCGCAGAGGAAGCGCGACTCGCTGGAGAATTAGCCGACGATATCGCTATAGACAAGGAAGACTTGGATGCCATCACAGCCGTCATCAGCTAAACAAATTGATAAAGAACTAGCCGACAACGAAATGCGGTTAGTTGAAGTAGAGACGGTTGAAGAAAGCGAACAGCCCCTCGAAGCGGACATGAACCCCAACATGCTTGAAGCTGAAAAGGTTCGTGCTTTTGCGCAAAGCCCTGACGGTCGCAAACTTGTTGCGTGGGTGAAACGCCAGTACAACACTATGCGCTCGGCAAGGCGCGTTTACGAGCGCCAATGGTACACGAATCTTTCTTTCTACATGGGCAAACAGTACGTCGAATGGAACCGTAATGAGGACCGTCTTGTCCCGTTGCCCAAACTTGACAAGTACACTCCCCGAATCACAGTAAACAAAATTCGTCCCATTGTGCGTACCGAGATTTCTAAACTTACCGCCGGTAAACCCACCGCTAGTGTTGTTCCGTCGTCTAACGATGATGATGATGTGTTTGCTGCGAGGGCTGGCGAGCAAGTGTGGGAGTCCCTGTACTACCGTCGAAACTTTCACCGCACAATCGCGGACGCAGCTTTCTGGTTGTCCATCGCTGGCACCGCGTACATCAAAACTTATTGGGATGATTACAAATATGATTCCGTGAGTGAAATTTATGGTGAGGTGTGTTGGGCTGCGTTAAGCCCGTTCAATATTCTGGTACCAGACCTTACGGAAGAGTGCATTTACGACCAACCGTACGTTTTTAACGTGTACAACAAACCAATTGAATGGATTGAGCTTACTTATAAAGATGCTCTCCCTGAAGGCTTCCGTGTCAGTGAAGACGGCGACACAGACGATATTATGTCGCCATCAAAGTTGGGGATTTCCGCCAACAAGGAAGCACGCCCTGAAAGCGCCACACTCATTGAGGCGTGGATTAAACCGGGCACAACCAAAATATTACCTCAAGGTGGTTTCGTTACTATTGTTAACGACCAAATTATTCAAGCGGGTCTTTCAGGGTTGCCGTATTCTCACGGACAGTTCCCGTTCGCGAAAATTGACCACATCCCTACCGGTCGTTTTTACGCGGATTCTGTAATCACCGACTTGATTCCCTTGCAGGTTGAGTACAACCGTACCCAGTCTCAAATCATTGAGGCAAAAAACCGTACCAGTAAACCGCAAATGTTGTTCGACGAGGGTTCGGTTGTCCCCCAGAAGGTAACAACTGAACCTGGTTTGTGGATTCCTGTGCGCCCCAACGCGCAACGCCCGCAACCCGTTGCTTTGTCAGAGCTTCCTTCGTATGTTGTCCAGTTCAATGAGCGTCAACAAATGAACTTTGAGGACATTTCCGGTCAGCACGAGGTTAGTCGGGGTCAAGCCCCTGGCGGCGTGTCGGCAGCAACCGCTATCGCATATTTGCAGGAACGCGACGATTCTTACCTGCAGCCCACGATTACGTCGTTGGAGGCGGCTGTGGAGGACACGGCGCGTCAATCGTTGGCGTTGTGCGCCGACTATTGGGATGTTCCGCGTCTTGTGAAAGCCACCGGTGATGATGGTGGTTATGAAGCCATGCTGCTTAAGGGTTCGGATATTTCTCGCGGAACAGATTTGCGTATCGAAGCGGGTAGTGCGTTGCCGCAATCGAAGAGCGCCCGTATGGCGAACGTTATGGACTTCATGAAGTTCGGTTACATGACACCGCAGGAAGGGTTCGAGTTGCTTGACATGCCCATGCTGCAACAGTGGACCACTCGCCGCGGTATTGATAAGCGTGCAGCACAGACCGAGAATATTGACTTTAAGCGTCTCACTGAGGACCAGATTATGGTGGCGGACCAGATGCATCAGATGCGTGTGTCCATGGGTGAAGTTCAGCCTGGTCCTGACGGTCAGATTCCACCACGCCCCAGTGTTATCCCAATTAATGAGTGGGATAATGATGATGTGCATATTGAGATTCACGAACTTATGCAAAAGAGTTCGTCGTACAAGATGTTGCCAACGTACATTCAGGATGAAGTCATGAATCACGTTGCGCAGCACAAGGCGCGTCGCGTTATGAGGATGATGGGTCTACTTCCTCCTGGTGGCCCTCAACCTGGTGGTGCGTATGAGCCTGGTAACTCTGGAAGTATTTCACCCGCTGTAGGCTCTAGTGGTCCGGGGTCAATGCCTCCGCCCCCCCAACCCGGTAACATGACGGACTTTATGGGTCCAGAACAGGCAATCTAATGGAAAAAAAGAAAAAGAAACCCAGTTACAGCAACCGAAGAGGTCGCCCCACCCCTAAGGGTGAATTGACAGAAGAACTCCAGTTTAGGGATGAGCTGATTAGATTACAAATGGCTAAATTGGAAGAGCAGATTGCGGCCATGCGAGCGCGCGGTCAAGCCCCTGAGCTTCCCATGAGCCGTGGGGACGTTTTAGACATGTACGGCAACCCCAGGCGTCAGAGTATTTCTGACAAAATGGGTTTTGGAAGAAAGTAATGGAAAAAAAGAAGGTGTGGGATACGAAAAATCCCAAACCTAAAAGCAAGCGGATGTCTTTGACTCCGGCGCAGAAAGCGCAGGCTAAGGCTCGCGCCAAAGCGGCTGGGCGCCCGTACCCCAACCTTGTTGACAATATGGCTGTGTCAAAGAAAAAAAAGTAATGAATTTATACGACAAGTTAAGCCCCCAGGAGAAATCTTTTCATGACGCTCTCCTGGGGGTTGTTGACGAGCATGGCAAGTTCCCTGCCGACCCTGGCGTTTATGTTGAGTATGTACCTCCGGCTAAGAACGAGGATGCTGAAAAGGGTGTGAAGTGCGGTAATTGCTCGTTTTATGCTGGTGGCAAAAATTGTATGATTATTAAAGAGAAGGTTCACGATGGCGGCAAGTGTCGTTTTGTGACAGTGCCTGAGGGCATGGTTGACTATAACGACCCAGAAAAGTCCAAAAAGAAAGCTGTTGATTTGGCTATCAAGATGGGCGCTGAAAAGAAAGAAAATTATGGCTGAGGCAAAAGGTCGCAAATCTAGTGCTTTGAGGAATGCTGGCGTGTCTGGTTACAACCAGCCCAAGCGTACCCCCAACCATCCTAAGAAGTCTCATGTTGTTGTTGTTGAAGTTGACGGTAAACCTAAGACTATTCGTTTTGGTGAACAGGGCGCTAGTACTGCTGGTAAACCGAAAGCTGGGGAATCTGACCGGATGAAGAAGAAGCGTTCTTCGTTTAAGGCGCGTCACTCTAAGAACATCGCTAAAGGTAAGACTTCTGCGGCTTATTGGGCTGACAAAGTAAAATGGTAAAGTAAGGAATTTTCCTTACCCACACTTACCGGCTTAAATGTTGGTAAGCTTGTTGCGATAGCGCAGGTAACTCGCCAGCCGTAAGGCCCGCCGGTGAAGCGCGGTCCCCCAGTCCTACGGGACGGGGGGCCTCACGTTTGTAAGGTTAACGGCTTGCAAATTGCTATGTTAGAATTAGTGTACGACGGGCTGGTTACCAGAACGTTGTCCGCCTTCACCCTCGTTGCTTCGCCTGCGGGGGTGTCGTGCTTTTGCTATGCTTGTGGTGAAGACCCCGGATGGCCTCTACGAGTATGTCACCGGGGTTATGTATTAACGCACATAATTTGCATAATTCTGCATATCTGAAATGCGGTAAATGCGTTTTTCTGCACGCTCGCGCAAACGGTAGCGTAAGGTAAGGGCGTCTGTGGTATAGTTAGGGTTATGGCTAACCAAAACGATACCTTTGATATTAAAGACCTAGACCTCTCCATGGTGGAAGGCTTCGAAGGCTTTGGCGATGACAAAGCAGACGACACACCCATCGAAGAGCCAGTCTACGATACCTCCGTCGAAGAACCAGACGACGACGAACCCATCGCAGCGGAAGACGACAGCGATACAGACAGCGACGACGAACCAATCTCATGGTCGTACATTGAAAGCATCGTCCCCGAACCACTCCACGAAGACCTCAAACCGCTTGTTGAAGACTGGCAACGCAGATACCAGCGAATCATCGAAGAAACAGAACCGCTACGCAAATACACCCAGCAAGGTGTAACCGAAGCTGACATTGAGGCCGCACTACAAGTACAGCAAGCGCTCATTAAAGACCCACGCAGGTTCTACGAAGGACTTGGCGAAACATACGGTTGGCAGCAAGAAGCCGCCGGTGTTGCCGAGCTGAAAGCGCAGATTGAACAAACCCAACGACTCATTGCACAAAGAAACGGTCAACAGCAGCAAGCTGACCCGGATTCTTTTGAAAGCTATTTTGGTTTCGACGAAAACAACACCCAACAGCAAGCGCCCTCGTCACAGCAAGAAATGTTACTGGCGAAACAGTTGCAGGAAACACAGGAACGTCTGCAACAGTTGGAGCAAAGCCAAAGAACTTCTGAAGAACAAAGAATGTATCAGGAGCAGGCTGACGCTGGTCGCCGGCAACTAGAAAATGAGTTGGGCGAGCTGGAGAAAAAGTATGGGACGTTCGACAGGACCGAAGTTGTTAAACGTGCTGTGGCTAACGCGCACGCCGGCAACAACCCGTCAGTGTCCCACGCTTACCATGAGCTTCGCGACTACGAAGAGAACCTTCGCCGCAAATACGCTGCGAAACGTCCCCCCAAGGTGGTGGGTAGTGGTAGTGGTATGACCGCTGCCGCCCCACCGGATTTGAGTACAGATGACGCTAAACGAGAAGCCGCTTTGGCGCTTGCTCTTCGTTTGGGTTCACAAACCTAGACCCTCACGGAAACACTAACAGCCGGCTAAATACACTATTAGTCTTTTATTTGCTAATCTTGTTATATAGCCGTCCTTACGGCTGGGCAAAAGTAAGCTGAAAACCCCAAGCCAACGAAAGGAAAAACTAATGGCTGATGGTATTTCGTTAACTATCGGTTCGGAAATTCTGAAACAGATTTACTCCGATGGTGTAAACGAGCAGATTAACAACGACACCCCCGCACTGGGGATGATTAAGAGCACCGCAAAGAACATTACCAACGTCGGTGGCGCTGGCGTGAACTTTGTTGCTCACTTTGGACGCAACCACGGTATTGGTGCGCGTGATGAACTCGAGGCTCTGCCTGACGCAGGTCAGCAAACCTACGCTCGTGGTTCCACGGGGCTGAAGAGCCTCTACGGTGCCATCAAGTGCACGGGTCAGACCATGTACCAGGCAAAGTCCAACCCGCAGGCATTCGTCGACTATGTTGGCGAAGAGATGACCCGCATTAAGCAGGACCTCGCTAAGGACCAGAACCGTCAGGTTTATGGTGACGGAACCGGAACGCTCGCCGTTCTCACTGCTGAGTCATCCGCTTCAACCACTGTTACGGTTGACTCGGTGCAGTACCTTGAGATTGGTAGCCGTATCGACATCCTGGACAACGGAGCCCTGCCCAGTGCACGAAACGCCGCGTATGTCACTGTGACCGACATTGATGAAGCAAACCTCACCATCACCGTGAGTTCTGCTGTCACTGCCGTTGTCAATGACATTATCGTGCGTTCTTCGCGTACCGCATCCGGGGGAACCAACTCCTACAACAAGGAGTGGACCGGTTTCGGAGCCCTCATTAAGGCTTCCGGAACACTCTTCGGGATTGACCCGACTGTGCACCCCGAATGGTCATCCTATGTGACCACTCCCGCTGACGCTGGAGGGGAACTGACCGAACTCGACCTTGACGACGTTATCCTTAACGTTCGCAAGAAGGGTTCACGTCCTACCCGTATCCTCACGACCCCTGGTGTGTACCGTGCATACTGGAACGCACTGCAGGGTCTGCGTCAGTTCGTCAACAAGCAGGACATGAATGGTGGTGTTTCTGGTGGACTTACCTTCACCACACCTTACGGTGACATCCCCATGATGACTGACTTCGACTGCCCGGCTGGTGTTGCGTGGTTCCCGAACGACAAGGAGCTTGCGCTCAACACCAACGTTGGTTGGGAATGGATTGACGAGCAGGGTGCAGTTTGGCAGAAGCTGTCAGGATATGACGCCTTCGTTGCTGAAATGCGCAACTACTCCGAGTTGACTACCTACCGTCGCAACGCGCATGGTAAACTGACTGGTATCGCTGAAGTCTAACTTCATATCCACCTCCTAAAAGAGAAACCCCCTCGCAACTCCTTCCTGCGGGGGGGTTTCTTGTATGCTAGATGCATGGTTATGCTTTTTAAAAATTTAGATTTGCCGGAACATGGTCGACGTTTGGCGGAAATTCTCAAAGATTACAACCCGGATTTGTATTTAGAGAAACTGCCACCGCAGCACCCTTACCTGTTGGAGCAACCGGATAAACCGTACGCGGTTTTCCACAGACCCTTCGGTTTGCCTGAATATATTGTGAGTGTTTACCCGGAAACAATGTTGGATGCGCGTATCCTTGCACAAATTTTTGAGTGGGACACGCACAGGTTCGGTAAACAACTGGACAAGTTTGATGCGTTGACGCATGCGCAACATATTCTGCAAGAACGAACACGTGCGGACGAAAGAGAAGAAAAACGCGATAAAATGAAATACACACTAAATAAACGTCGCTGGGAGTAACGAATGCCCGCAGAAATTTTTACGCGCACGGGAACGGAAGTCGCTAACTCCGTCAAGCGCCAGTTTGGTGACCCTGATGGGCGTCAAATCACTAACGATGATATCCTCAACTGGATTAATAGCGCCCAGCAGGACATTATTTCGCAGAACCCTATCCTCAAAGATAGCGCCCAAACGAACGTTGTTAGTGGGCAAGACATTTACACGTACCCGTCCGAAAGTATCCAGTATATTGAGGCGTTGCATTATGACGGTGTGCCGCTAGAGTATTACACGTTCCAGGAAGCACAAACATACATTTTGTCGAACCCTGACGCTGACATTGTTCAGGACGTGAAACCATCTATTTGGTATGAGCGGGCAGGGAACATTTACCTTTTCCCGAAACCGCTAGAGAACGTGACGAATGGTTTGCGGTTGTTTTTTGTGCGCCAACCAGCGAACCTTGCGTCTTTGGGGGACACATTGAGTGTGCCTGATAAGTATTTTCAGCGTGTCATAGATTTGGTGTTGGCTCGCGCATACCAGTTGGATGAAAACTGGGAAGCCGCCCAATACAAGCAAGCCGAATACGTGAACGCTATGAACTTGTTAGCGAACCAGGAGAACGCGACACAGGTTAACTCTTACTCCACTAACACGGCACGTATTGAGGACTTGTAATGGCTGTTCTGCCCGCAACTGAGGTGCGGCGGTTCAGCGCTGTAGGTAAGAGTGCACGTTCTGAACCGCTCATTGTGTCGTCGTTCCTTGGCGGGCTCAACAATGTTGCGGACATTACCACTATTCGTGAAGATGAGCTTCACCGTATGGAAAACTTTGAACTGGATTCAAACGGCACACTGGTATCACGCCCCCCTATCCACCAGGTTGCGGAGTCACCTGTTGTTGATGCGGAAATTGATTTGCACGGTTACTACACTGACAGTAACGAAGACGTGTTCCTTATTGTGTCGTGTAGTTCCGGCACATATTTGTACGATATTGAAAACGAAACGTACACACAAATTACTGCTTTGGTGGCGTCTGGTGCGGCACAGTTCGAAGGTAACCTTTACATTTCGTGCGCGACAGCGCCTGGTGGTTACTACAACGGGACAACGTTTATCCAACTAAGCGGTGGTGCAACACCCATGCCTAAGGGTGAACAAATAATTTTGTACAAGTCACGGTTTTTTATGATTTCTCGCGAAACAGGTTCCAACAAAACCCGTATATGGTTTTCAAACATTACAACTGCTGGGCCTGGGGCGACCAGTATTAACGAGTGGGACACGGATAACTATTTTAATGTTGAGGCTGGTGACGGACAGTTTATTACTAAAATTGTGGCGGCGACCAGTGAAATTTATATTTTCCGGTCTAAAAGCACGTTTTATTACCGTTACACGTCAACCCCTGGTGACGGTATTTTAGAAGCTTTGAGCCGCACCGTGGGGGCGGACAATAAGTATTCTGTGCAGGAATACCAGTTCTCGTACCTTGTGTTGAGTGGTGGGCGTTTGTACAGGTTTGTGTCGTACCAGTTTTACCCGTTGAACGATGTGCAACGAGTCCAGTTTGCGCAAAACGCTAACACGTTAACGTTGTCTATTTTTTCAGCGTTGTCTGTTTTCGGGGACCGGGCGTTAGTGTGGTTTGGTGGTTCCATGTACGCGCTTGACTTGGACAAGGGGTCCTGGTCGGAGTGGGTGTCAGATACGTATTTCGCGTGGGGGCTTGTGGCACCGCGTCGGGAGAACGACCTCACGCCGGACGTTATTTACGGTATTACTGGTTTGAACACAACCTCATTGCAAGCGCTGTACCAAAGCATTGACTCGTACGGGCAGACCATAGAAGAAGAAATAACGTGTATAGCAGAATCGAAAGCTTTTGATTTTGGTATGCCGGATAGTTGGAAACGTTTGTTTTATTGGGCTGCTGACGTGTATACGGCACGGGATGTTGTGGGCACCGCGGACCCCATTCAATTCGTGTCACAAGTAAGCTACTGGGACGATTTTGAGGATGGCACGTGGGATGACCTTGAAATTGGAACATGGGATAACCCAACGGCCCCCGCCCCTTCAATTACAACAACTTTAGATTACCCGGTTGATTTGCCTTACAGGCTAACGACTACTTTCCAGAAAGATATGCGTTTCAGGCGTTGCTCTTTCACTATACAGTTGACCACTGACGGGACAACTTCTACGGGTCCTGTCAGGGTTGTGTCGTTGTCGATTCACGCTGTGGGTAAGAGGGGTGTTTCTGCGAACCTTGAATAGTTTGAGGTATCATTAGATAGGCCCATACTGTTTGAGGAGTTTTTGTGCAACAAGATTACAACCTTGGCACTTACGCTAAAAACCCTTACGCGGCGGGGCAGCAACGGTATGGGTTGAGTGCTAGTAGCGCACCGACTTCTGGCCGTCTGAAAAAAGACGGTTACATTGATAGGGAAAGACGAAATAAGCTTAAGAAGCAAATTTATTTGCGTTGGATGCAGGATAATAGTACGGGGCGTTATAACAGTCCTGGGGCTTTAAGAAGGGGAATGTAATGGCTAGGTTTTATGAAAACCCCATGAATCGACCCCCCACTAGGGGTGAACCGCCAAACCGTACCCGCACGGCCCCTAAACCGCCGTCAAACACTGATGATGTGAGACGTGTCGCACAATACTTTGGTATCAACGTTCCGACACCGCAAGCACCGGTACGCTCAACCACGCCCGCTATCGCTTCGTCCTACCTAAACGCCGCAGGAGAAAGAGTAAACGCTGGTGGCGGCGGTGGCGGCGGTGGC